CCTTTAAGAGTCCTGTGTACCCGAGAGATTCAGAAGTCCATAAAGGACTCGGTACACCGGCTGTTGCAGGACCAGATAGCTTCCCTAGGCTACGAGGGCATCTACGAAGTCACGCGGGACGAGATCCGATGCAGGCTGACAGGCTCTTTATTCCTGTTCGCTGGCCTGTCCGATCACACGGTCGATTCGATCAAGTCCTACGAAGGTGTTGACATCGTATGGGTTGAAGAAGCCCACAGCGTTACCAAGCGGTCATGGTCGATCCTGATTCCGACCATTCGCAAGCCAGAGAGTGAAATCTGGCTCAGTTTCAACCCCGAGCTGGACACGGACGAGACCTACCAGCGGTTTGTAGTCAACACGCCGCCCGATACGGTCCTGATCGAGCTTAACTACAAGGACAACCCTTGGTTTCCGAAGGTCCTTGAAGCCGAGCGCCTGCACTTACAGAAGATCGACCCCGAGGCGTATGAAAACGTCTGGGAAGGCAAACCCAGAAGCTCGGTAGAAGGTGCGATCTACAAGCGCGAGATACAGGAGCTAGTCCGGGATAAACGTATCAGGCCCGTTCCTCGGGACCCGATGCTCAAGGTGCATACGGTCTGGGACCTCGGCTGGAATGACCAGACCAGCATCATCCTCTGCCAAAGACTTGGGGCAGAAGTCAGGATCGTGGATTACATCGAGGACAGCCAGAGGACCTTGGCTGAGTACGTCTCGATGCTCCAGGAACGACGCTGGAATTGGGGCTATGACTGGCTCCCGCACGATGGGGCGCACAAGAACCTGCAGACGGGCAAGTCAGCCGAGGAAGTCGTTCGGTCGCTCGGCAGGAGTGTACGGATAGCCCCGAAGACGGACGTAGAGAGCGGGATCAAGGCTGCGAGGCTTGTATTCCCGCGCTGCTACTTCGATGACGCCAAGACAACGCGATTAATCGACTGCCTGAAGCGCTACAGGCGGGCGATACCTGTTGGCACGGGTGAGGCCGCTACCCCCGTCCATGACGAATACAGCCATGCGGCTGATGCCTTCCGTTACCTCTCGCTTTGCGTTGACAAGATGGTGAACGAGGACGCGAAGCCGCTGAAATACGACACCAAGGGAGTTGTGTGACCCCTACCGAACCCGCTCCGCTGATCCCTCCGATGGACGAGGACGAACTTCTCGCCATCGTGAACGGGGAAATCGACCGGGCACGGGATTATTGCGTCGGCGTGATCGGCAAAGAGCGTGCAACTGCCTATGACTACTACTACGGCCGCAAATTCGGCAACGAGCAGGAAGGCCGCTCGCAAGTCATTTCCCACGACGTAGCGCAGCAGATTGATTCTGCCGTCCCGCAGCTCATCAAATTCTTCGCGGGTAGTGATAAATCCGTGGAATTTACGGCCAGGCAGGCGGAAGACATGGTTCCCGCCGAGCAGGCGACGGAACTCGTCAATTACACGTTCTACACGCAGAACAACGGCTTCCTCCTGCTGCACGACGTTATCAAGAACGCGCTCCTGCAAAAGACGGGCTGCTTCAAGTGGTACTGGGATACCTCGGTCAAGGTGGAGGAGGAGACCTACTACCAGCAGACGCAGGACATGGTTCTCATGCTGGCCCAGGACCCGACTATTGATGTGGTTGGGTATAGCCCGGAGACCGTCGATACGCCTGCCGGGCCGCTTGAACTCTACAACGTCCAGATCCGCAAGAAGTCGGGTAAGGGCAAGGTGAAAGTCGATGTCATTCCGCCCGATGAACTGCTGATCGCGGACAACGCGGCTGGCTTGGAAGCGGACGAAATCCCCTGCATTACGCATGAGACTGAAAAGACCCTCTCCCAACTGATCCAGATGGGATACGACCGGGCCACGGTCGAAGGTCTGCCCTCGGACGGGAACTACCTGTCCTACGAGAGACAGTCCCGTGACGAGCGGACGGGGACGTACACGCAGCAGCATGAAATCCCCGACCCGATGATGAAGAAGGTCATGTATCGGGAGACCTACATCCTCGTTGATTTCGACAAGGATGGGATCGCCGAGCGTAGAAAAGTCTGTTCTGTCGGCGGAACGCTCCTGCACAACGAAGTGGTTGCTTCGGTTCCGATGTCTTTCGGGACCTGCAAGATCATGCCGCATGAGTTCTTCGGCGTCTCGATGGCCGATGAAGTCATGGACCTGCAATTGCTGAAATCCACGCTCTGGCGTCAGAGCATGGACAACATCTACCTCAGCAACACCCCGAGGCTGACGGTAGACACCACGCGGGTCACGAATCTGGACGATGTAATGACCGTCCGGATGGGCGGCGTTATCCGTTCTGCCGGGGATGCGACGGGTGCCGTGCAGCCTGTGACCGTGCCGTTCGTCGCTGGAAACGCATTCCAGATGATCGAGTACGTGGACGCCGAGGAGGAGACCCGTACAGGCGTTTCCCGGCTGATGCAGGGCATTGACCCGAACACGCTTAACAAGACGGCCACGGGTGTGAACGCCCTGATGAACGCGGCGCAAGCCCGTTTGGAGCTTGTAGCCCGGGGGCTGGCTGAAACCCTGATTAAGCCGATGATGCGCGGCGTGTTTGGGCTGTGGTCCAAGCACCAGGAGGAAGCGAAGGAAATCACGATCCGCCTTCGCAATCAGTACGTGCCCATTGATCCTAGGGTTTGGGAGACCGACTACGACATGACGGTCAATGTCGGGCTGGGAACGGGTACTAAAGACCAGCAGATGGCCCACCTGACCAACCTGATGGGCATCCAGTCGCAAATCTTCGCCTCTCCGTTCGCTCAGGGCTTCCAACCCGGCCAGATTTACTCCTGCCTCTACAACACCGCTTCCAAGTTGGCAGAGCTGGCTGGGTTCAAGGACGCGGACAAGTATTTCCCGAACCCGGACAACTTCCAGCCGCCGCAACCGCCGCCGCCTCCTGAGTCGATTCAGGTGCAGCAGATGAAGGGGCAACAGGCTATCGAGCAGGAGCAGGTGAAGGCTCAGACCGAAATGAGCAAGCAAGCCGCTCAGTCTCAGTCGAAGGGCCAGGAAATCCAGATGCAGGCATGGCTGAAGCAGATGGAAGTGATGCTCGCTGGGCAACTGGAGCAATTCAAGGCTGAGTTGGCTGCAAGCGTTGACCTGAGAGTCGGGCTGGCGAGCGCTCAGGCGCAGGCGTCTCGACCCGTACAAGGACCTCCCCAATGAACAACAGCGCGAATAACAGGAACGGGCAGACCGTGAGCCTTGACGGGGCGGTATTGGTCTTTGGTCTGGCCTCGACTGCGGCTGTTCCTGCGACGGCCCAGCAGATGAAGGGCGCGAGCATTGACAGTGGTAAAGCCGGTGTAGATGGCGCGATTTATGTGAGGTACATCTAATGACGATTTCCGGCGCTGTCATGCGCGAGGGCAGGGCCTACAGCCCCGATGGGGCGTTGTATGTGACGCCGACGGGGAATGCGTCCATTACTGGAGGCACGATTTCGGGGACTAACGCGGTCTCCGACGTGGCCAAGTGGGGCATTCCATTCGTGGTCGCCCCCACCGGCACGATGGGCAACAACGGGGCGCTCACGCTCGGCACCGCCCAACCCGCCAACTATACGGGCGGCTGCTGGATGCTCTTTCCGGCTGGCGCTATCGCCGCTGGCGTTCCTGCCGCCGCTACTTGGTATTGGGTTGTCATGTCCTCTTTCACTGTGGGCGTGGTCTATAACTCGACCTATACCAGCGGTCAGCCCGGCATCGGAACGACGACGGCATTTGCTACCACCGGCCCCGGCGCATTTACGGGCGTCACAGTGGAAACGACCGGCCCGAGTATCACGATCCCCGCCGGCACGATGGGTCCGAGCGGACGCATCGAACACGACTACACCGCGCTGGTCACGAACTCGGCCAACACCAAGATTATCAAGGTCAAGCACTCGACCAACGTCGTCTATTCGACCAACTCGGCCAGCGTGGCGACCGTGGGCAATCACGGCTGGATTCAGAACTCTGGATCGCAGGCGGTGCAGACGACCGGAAACATCCAGGCCATCGCCGCCGACACCATCGGCTCGACCTACGGAACCGTCGATACCTCGGCGGCGCAGACGCTTTCGTGGACCTTCACGCGGGGAACGGCGACCGAGTATTGCGTCATGCACCTCGGGCGAGTCGCTGTTTCCAACGGCGCTTAACGCCTCCGAAAGAGTAACGAATTGACCTCCGACGAACTGATCCACCGCGCCGAGCGGGCTAAACAGCTCCTCCAGGAACCGCTGATTGTCGAAGCCCTGCAAAAGCTGGAGCAGGACGTTATGGAGGCTTGGTCTACCTGTGCCATCCGAGACAAGGAAGCCCAGCACGAACTGCTTTTGATGGTGCAGACGGCCCGGAAATTCCGCGCCCTGTTCGCCCAGGTCATCGCAACCGGCGAGATTGAAGCCGCCCAATTGAAGACCCCGAAACTGACCCGCGTTCTAGGCCGATTCGGCATCTAGTTCTAAACGCATTCGCAGACACGGCCCTTCGGGGCCGTTTTCATTTGTAAGGACATATGGACCAAGCCCCAGAGCAGTCCCAAGACACGCGAACCCAAATTCGTGAGTTCCTGAAGTCAGACGCCCAAGCAACTGAGGTTGTTGACGAGGAACCGCAAGAGGTTTCTGCCGAGCCACAGCAGGAAGCCACGGAACCCGAGGCAGAGG